CTTCAGGGAGATATACAATGCTCTCAGCCAAAGCTTCCACTTCGGTCTGGAATGATGCACTGATGATTTCGTTCGCCATTTCGAATAGAAGATTACCACCCGATTCTGGCTTGTAATTGCTTTTTTTTAAGTAGCTCCCTCGATCTGTGCGATGATGCTTTCAAGCGCTCCGTTCGCGAATGCGTTGATGTAGGATTGCTCCGGTGGCAGCGCGTTCTTCCATGGCTTCTGAGTGATGGATTTCTTCAGCACGAATACCGGTTTGATACCGCTCGGAGAGTTTTCATCTGCCTGCGCTAGCACACCCTTAACGGCGAATAGAGGGGCGATTGTCCGGCTGTATGTCCGAGCTGTCAGCCCGTGAGCCTCTGGCACGATCGGGATCGTCAGGAACTTTGCACGTCGCGCGGTGATCGTCCCGCCGGTAACTTTGTGCGAGAACCCGATGGCACCTTTGCTGCGTAGTGTCACGCCTGATCCACTCGCCCCCATGATCGACCAACTTCCTGAGACTTTACGCCACCACTGCGTTTTTTTCCTACCTGGACCATGAGTCGAAAGCGATGGGTTTTCCCATAGCCTTGATCCGTTCATGTTGTAGTATTTCTCGACGACTTCCAGAGCATCCTGCGCGCCGGTGAGAACCGCAACCTTGCGCACCGATGCCGATTGCAAGCGGATCATCGATGCCTTCACTGGATCGAGTCCTGTCGCTGTGATGGTGATCTTCATAATTCGCGCTCTAGTGATTTGACGATTGCCGCGCCTATCTCGTTTTCAAGTGACGTTTCAAGCGCTCGTTTGTCGAGCATGAAAAACAGCTGTGGTATGCGCTCGATGACTTGCTCGACTTCGATCTGAAATGCGCCTGCAGTCATGGTATAGCTCTTGTCGATCAGGTCAGCAAAGATCTGATCCACCGGCGAGAGCCATTGCCCCGCGACCTCACGCATCTGTTCATCGGTCATTTTCGATTTGTTTGAGCTTTGCGTTTGCCCACTCTCTGCCAGCATCGCCGCCCCAGCCGTTCCATGCTTGCCAGCCCTTGCCTTTCTCATCCCATGTCTCGCCCTTCTTGTCGATCTCATGACGAGCAAAGAAGGAAACCATGCGCTTCACTGTCTCTGCGGATAGCTCGGAACGATTGGAAATGTCCCTTGCCCTTGCGATGCCGACCGATGTCATACCGCGCTCTGATGCTGGCTTCTGCCGGCGAATCTCAAGCGCGTCCTGCGCTGCCTTCGCCATGTCCTCGGTCGGTCTAAAATCGATGTCAGCGCGTGCCGCCTCGGTGACCTCTGGCAACAATGGGAGCGGATCTTCGACCTCGCCGAATAGTGCCTCGCCCTCTTGTGGTTCTTCGACTCCGAGTTCATTGTAGATCCACTTATTCGAGACTGGCAGCCCGATGTCCTTGGTCACGATCTTGATGCGCTCAGCGATTGCTTTCTCATCCTTCGGTTTTGGAATGACGATTTCAGCATAAGGCATGTCCTCGCTAGCAATGCCTGCGCCGTAATTCATACGAACGATTGAAGGGATCAACTGAGTCGTGACGACCTGCCCGATCCATGTCGCGACCGCTTGTAGAATGTCGCCGCGAACTGTGGCGTGAACATCGCCAAGCGCTCGGCTTCCGCTGCTGCCCACGTCCGTGGTCAATGTCTGACCGAGCATGAGAATATCACACGCTTTGTCTGATTCATTCATCAGCGCGACCTGTGGCAGCGATTCGCCACCTTTGATGCCGTCCATGATGGAGAACTTTACCCCGGGTCCTGTGACTGCGTAGCCGCTGGTGCCGATGTTCTCCAGCATTTCCTGCGCCTTCATCATTGCTTCGTCGCTGCCGTCGGTTTCCGCATGTCTCCATGGAATCGAGTAGAGCTGCGCGTATTGCATGAACCAGCCGAGTCCGTAAATCGCACCGAGCCAGAACTTCGTGAGCGCGCGGAGGTTTGCCGAATGGATCGGATGACAGCCGCCTTGCTGCCAGATGGCGATCAGGAACTTGTCAGGTGGGAAGTCGATGAGCGTGTCATAGTTGACGCCGTTCGGTGCCATCATGAGCCTGTCGATCTCGTTCGATGCCGATGGATAGGCGAGGTATTTCGCTGGAACTGGAGCGTAGCACCGCGGTGAGACGATGCCGTTCTCGGTGTGCCAGATGATTTCCACCACGCTGATTCCTTTGGCGTAAGCGTCGATGAGCGCACGCACCATGCCCTTCGTGTCGAGTTCCCAATGGCTCGGACGCGGTGCATACGATTCAAGCGCTCGTTCGACTGTCTCGTAGATTTGCAATGCTTGCGGTGTTGGCTCCTCAGCGCCTTCGCGAATACCTGGCTTCACCTCGATCTGCAATGACGTGACGTTGCCGGCGATCTCATTGATGCACTTACGCAGACGCGACCAAGAATCAACCATCATGCGGAACAGTCGATCTTGATCCTCCAGCTTGCCGGTGCGCACGTTGCGTAGAATGCTGCGCACTTGCTCTGGCGTCACGTTGGCGAGGTCATAGTCCTGCGTGCGGTAGGAAGCTGGCAAAGGCGCTACGATGCCTTTTCTTTCGTCTGCGGTCATGGTGAGCATCGCAATAGCACGTCACAGAGCCTATGGCAAGCGTAAAATCACAGAGCGTTTATCACCAATGTGTTTTGATCAGTCTTTTCCATTTTTTCAATAATTGAATTTCTTCATTGACCTCGTCTATGAAATCCTCTGGAGCTGATTCTAATCTCTTTTCAAGTCGTGACAGAATTCTTGCATAAATTTGCAGTTCTTTTTTTTGTGGATTCTCTCTGCTCATCGTTACTCCCAGCCATTCGCAGACTTCACCATGTGCTTTCCATCCGTAGTTTCTCAATTTTACTGGGTGTAATTCGCCTTCATTGAATAGTTGCAGTGCGTGCTTTTTGTTTTTAACTCCGAAATTACGCAAAGCGTTATAAGCGACAGTGCTTAAAGTATCAAAGGTTTCTCTTTTTGGATCATTTACCCATACCATAACCTCCGCTTGTGCTTTTTTGTGTCTAAAGTAGAGCCTTAATTTATCCTCATTCAATTTGATCTCCATGTCAGGAAAACTCATTTCTTGAATTTCTCGCAATTCCCATGTCTCATAAATCTTTGCGGGTAAAATTCTTTTTGCAATATTGACCCATTCTTCTTTGTTCTGGTAGTTCATAGCACGCAGAGAATCACTTGTTTTTTGACAAGCGTCAACAATAAAATCACAAAGCGTTGAAACCTCGGACCGTTCGACTGGCGAAAGTGTTCCGCGATGTGGTAACCGATGCCGCGCCTGTCATGGCTCCGGTGATACGACTGCCGAGTGCAATGCAAGCAAGCAATGCGTCTGCTCGGTCCGGTGACTTCATGCTTTTCGCTGCCATCTTTTCCTTTGATTCGACGCGCAGCTTGCCCGTTTCGTTCCACTCGCTTTTTCGTGTGGTGATCTGCGAGAATGTCATCGGGTCGAGTTCGCCGACGTGGATTCTCCCGCGCTCCAGCTCACGACTAGCAACGTGCCACACCTGCGCGATAAGGTTTGCGTATTCGTCCTTCTCGCTCGCAGGCTTGCCGCCATGGAAGCGGTTGATGTGCCATCCAAGCTCGGCGAACTGGTCGCAGAAGCCGGTGCCAAGTCCGTCTGCATCTCCCCATACCTGCCCAGCGCTTAGTCCTTCGGCTTCAAACATTCGTATGAATTCCCGTGCTGCCTGCACTGTGTCCCGCTCCTGCCATGCTTTGACGATGCGCGCATGATTGCCGCGTCGGATTGCCAGAACGTTTTCATCCCGTCCTGCTGCGAAGTCGCAGAATGCTACGATCTCGCCGTGAGCGTTCGGCTTCGGCTGAGCGTCCAGTGCATTGCGTAGCAGATCGGGAGCGAGAACCAAGCGGTCGAAGTCCTCGGTAAACTCGGCGAGGTGCTTGGAGCGGTAGAGCGGATGTGATTCGCCATACTTGATTCGATCCAGTTCCCGCTTCTCGGCGCTGATGTGAGCGCAATCGGTCGATGGCACCCTGATCGTCTTGTAGAGGCTGGAGTTCTTGTGGAAGCTGTCGTAGAACTGACCGCGCGGCGCTCCAGGTGACGAGACCCAAAGCTCCATTTTCCGCGTGCATCGGTCGAACGCTTCGAAGATTGAGTCTGGCACCGTCTTGGCTTCGTCAATGATCAGGAATACTGGATCCACATCGCCGCCGATCTTCGGGTGATGCCCTTCCGCTCGCCCTGAGTTGTCGGTCGAGAATCCGAAAGCATAGCCACCCTCGGGTGTG